AAAATGCGCGACACCGTGTTAAAGGATTGTATTAACATTATACAAGAGATAGGGGTAGACTGCAAAATGACTGGTATAGATTTCGGACAGCCTAAAATTACTTTTCCTGGTGGTTCGTTTATTCGCTTTATAGGATTAGATAAAGACGACGTAGGTAAAGGTTTACGCTCCGACCTAGTGTATATTAACGAAGCAAACAAGATAAACTTTGAATCTTATCGAGAACTAACCTCACGCGCTAAGCGCATCATTATAGACTATAATCCGAACGTAGAATTTTGGGCGCATAAGGAAGTAATACCACGCGACGACTGCGACTTTCTACAACTTACTTTTCTAGATAACGAGTATCTAAGCGAGCAAGAACGCAACGAGATACTGAGGTATAAGAGTAAGGGCTACAATGACGACGGCACAATAAAGAGCGAGTACTGGGCTAACAAATGGCAGGTGTACGGATTAGGCAATACAGGCGGCATTGAGGGCGTTATATTCGAATCGTTTAAACAAATAGACAGCTTGCCACAAGATGCAAGGCTATTAGGGCATGGTTTAGATTTCGGTTATACAAATGATCCTACCGCCATAACAAGTATCTATAAATATAACGATAGCATAATCTTAGACGAGGAAGTGTATAAGACTGGTTTGCTCAACAGCGACATTGTAAGCCTCTGTAAGCAGCAATCTATTGGTACTAGTCTATATATATACGCAGACAGCGCAGAACCTAAGAGCATCGCAGAGATTAAGCGTGCGGGCATACGCATACTACCAGCCAAAAAGGGCAACGATAGTATAAATTTCGGAATACAATTAATGCAAGAGCAGGATATTGTAATCACCACAAGGTCTAAGAACCTAATAAAAGAATTTCAATCTTACACATGGGCAACCGATAAGACAGGCGAGCGACTAAACAAGCCTATTGACATAAACAACCACGCTATCGACGGAGTGCGGTACGCGATAATGGAACTATTCGGTAAGCCTAAAGGAGTTTATTACGTAAGGTAATTAAAATAATTTAAAAAACAAATAAATGAACATAAACATTCCAACACAACTAAGCGAAGTAAGCCTAATACAGTTTATGAAGTATAACGAATACTTAAACGCTAACAAAGATATAACGCAGCAGCAAGCAGATAAGAAGCTTTTAAGCGTGTTTTGCGGGCTATCTTTAAAAGAGGTCGAACAAATACCGATAAAGGATTATAAAGAAATTATAACTATCTTACAGGGTGTACTGCAAGAGCCAGCAAAGCCGCTAGTAACCACTTACAAAGGTTTGGGCTTTATACCTAATTTAGACAATGTAAGCGTGTCGGAATACGTGGACTTAGAGAAATTCTATACAGAGGACGAAAGCACTATCGACTATTTTATGGCGGTACTTTACAGACCTATTGAGCAGAAAGTAATAGGCTCTTACAGCGTTGAAAAGTACACAGGGGAAGCGTTACACATAGACAAAATACACGCGCTACCAATGGACGTCGTAAGGTCTGCAATAGGTTTTTTTTTGACTTTAAGGGACGACTTGTTAACTTGTACCCTGAAGTATTCCAAGGCGGGGAAGTAAACGACGCGACAAACATTCGAAATAATTTTGGTAAAAAATGGGGCTGGTATCATCACATTAGGGTTCTATGCGCTGCTTTCAATTATACCATTGAGCAAGTAGAGCAAATGCGAATACACGAGGCGTTTATGGAAATGGCGTACCAAAGCGACCTTAATACCATGGCTAAACAAAAAGCATAGTCAAATCGTTTTAACATTATGAACGCATACACACAACTACTTAACTACCTACTGTCTATTTTAAGCGCAGATACCGACATTAACACGGTTACCGAGGGCAGCCAGATAGACCAGATCGACATACAAAAAAAGAACCTTTACCCGCTTGCGCACATAGAAGCAGCAGACGGAAACTTTACGGCAAACAATTTTCAGTTTAACGTTACGGTTCAAATACTTGACATGGTGCAGACACGTAAAGAGATAAACACCGACAAGTTTACTACCAACGACAACCGCCAAGACGTTTATAACACCTCTTTACAATCCCTTAGACGCATGTACAATGAGTTAGTAAGAAATGAGATTATAAGCGTATCAACAGACAGCGGATTTACAAAGGTAGATTCAGTTAAAAATGGTATCTATGGATGGGAACTTAGTTTGTTAGTTGAAGTGCCTAACGATGTTATGTCTATATGTCCGTAAAGAAAGCCTTAGAAACGTTCGGTAAGCGCGTACAGCAGCAAGCGCGGGCAAACTTAACGCGTAATAAAATGAACGCAAGTAAGGGCTTGTATGAATCTACAAAGTACGATTTGACCGTAAGCCCAAACTCTTTTATTTTAAGTTTTGATTTAGAAAATTACTGGCAGTTTCAAGATAGCGGTGTAAGCGGTACGGAACGCAAATTTAATACGCCTTTTAGTTACAAGACAAAGAAACCACCTGCGCAAATATTTGAGAAGTGGGCTAAACTTAAAGGCATAAAGCCTAGGAATAAACAAGGCAAATTCACTACTTACAAATCGTTTGGTTTTGCGGTTGCTACGGCTATTTTTAAACGAGGTATAAAGCCTACTAAGTTTTTTACTAAGCCATTTGAAAACGAATTTAAAAAGTTGCCAGAGGAAGTCGTAGAAGCGTTTGCATTAGAACTTGACGACCTGTTAACATTTACTACGTCGTAAGGTCATACCTAAATACTATCGACTGGTTCCTCAAATGTATAACCCTGCTTTTTTTATTGTGTTTTTACAAATTTATATTGCGTGATGCTGTTTTGATTTAAACAAAGATACCCATTTTATCGTTATAAATATTATGGCAACATTCGCAGAGATAGAAATAACGTTCGATCAGGAATTTGATTTTAACGTACAAAATAACGGTCTATCGATAGGCTTTACAAATCAATCCACGCAGTCTAGCGGGGTAGTTTTAGAAACTATCGTACAGACAAGGTCGCAAGCCTTTGAATTTTCAGCAGGAACGGACTCAAACACGCAAGCACAGCTATACAAAGACGCGATAGACTTAGACTTTGTTGCTAGTGGGCAATGGGAATGTACTATTTTAGTCAACGTTGTAACGGTTAAAAGCACAAACCCCGATATATTTATAAATCAGTTGTTTACTTTTGCGCCTAACGACGTACGAGTAAGCGCATTAATAACGAACACACCTAGCAGCGTGCCAGCAGTTGACGGATTAATGCTTGCGCGTTCGAACTATTACCTATCTTTAGGAATCACAACGGAATTATTCCAAAATGTGCAGATGTTTTTTAGGACAGGCGACACGAGCGCAAGCCTTGCATCACCTAACTATGAGAAAAAAGTGTTTACTCCTAGTTTAAACTGGGAATATTTTGATGTTTTAATTTCGCGCTTTGCTTTAGACTTCCTAAATCCTAGACCAGTATGGCGTGCATCTACTGGTATCTTACCTAGCGCGGTAGGTTCGTTAGTCGCTACGACAATACGCACGCAAAACAACGTACAGACCTCGCCACAGTCGCGTATAGTGGACTTAATCACTACGCGTGGATATTCGTCTTATGCTGACGGAGCCAATTACCTAGACACGACCAGCAACGTCTTACTAACCTCTAAGTTTAACCAAGTGCAGCAAGGCGATACAATCGTAGTTCCGGTATTAGCCGACGGATCGAGTTATTTTTTTGAAGATAAAGACCAAAATATTATTTATGGTAATACGATAGTAAATAGTCAGATAGTTGAGAATAGAGTTCAGTATCTATTTGTAGATACTACGGCATTAACCACGCCTTATATCGTCTTAAATACAGAGTATATTTTTGAGATAGTAAAAGAGTGTAAATTCACACCTGTTAATGTTATGTTTTTAAACAGGCTCGGAGTATTTGAGCAACTAACTTTTTTTAAGGCGAAAACCGAAAACGTAAAATTTACGCAAGAGGGCGAGTATAAAAATAACTTTGTTCTAGGTGGTTTATACGACACCTCACGACACTTATATAGAAGCGGGAACAAGAACGCACGAACCACCGTAAGCCTCAACAGCGGCTATCTAAACGAGCAACAGAATGAAGCCCTAAAAGACTTGCTAAATAGCGAGTATGTTTATTTTAATGATGCAGGAACTTTCACACCTGTAAACGTAGACAGCAAATCGTTAAGGGTTTTAACAGGTCTTAACGATAAATTAATTAATTACGCTATCGACTTTTTACAATCATTTGACGCGGTCCAGAATGTATAGCGATTTAGCACTTTACGTAAAGCGTACAGAACAATCGCCATTTGAAC